TGTATTTCGCGATGCGTGGTCGGATGACTTCGTTGTAATGAAGGGTTTTTTCTAATTCTTCGACACGCAGTTTCGTAGCATCATATTTCGTTTCCCATACCTTGTAGATGTCGCAAAGGTATTCGTCGTATAGCATAAAGGAGTAGCCAATGAAATACTCGATATACGCGGTTATCGCATTGAGGTCGGCGTCTTTTATAGCGAGTTCTTCGTGTAAAGCGGTCTTCGAGGTTATGATGTGATTCATATCGATTGTAATCTTATTACTTGCTTCTTTAAACTTATAATAGTAATACCATTCGTGTAGTAAATGGTATTGCGTCTGTTTATTCATATTTTCTTCGAAGCGTTCTTGAACTATCGCGAACTCACTTGCGGAGCAGTTCATATTCTGGCGTTTCGCATCCATCTTCGCATTCAACGTTTGAAGGACGCGTTGTATCTCTTTTATCCGCGATACCCACGGGCGATTACAGCAAACGAGGCACTCGGGATTATAGCGATACTTTTCGCTCGTAGTGAAGAGTTGAAGTTCCTTTGAATACGTATCGACTTCTGTGGCGATTTTATCGATTGCTTCTTTTTTTCGAAGATATTCCTTTATAACCGCGTCATCCTCGGTGATTTGGAGATGAATGGCGTCTATATCGTATTTCCTCAGTTCCTTGACAATCGATTTTGCGGTAGCAGTGGTAGCGGCGATGCCTGTTATGCGGTCGCGAGGTATATTCACAATCTCGATGGCTTGTTGTTTCGAATACAGGATATTAAAGTCGTTTTCATAGGTCGCCAACTGATTATGAATACCTGCGATAGCATCTACGCATACCTCTTTGCGTTGAAGGGTATTTGTATAGTGTTCGAGGGTTGTAGGTTCGTCGCTACGGCTCTCGCGGCTCTCGCGGCGTCGCGTCCTTGGCTTGGTATGCGAGGCTATGAACGTATTGAATGCGTCGGTCGAACCATAAACTTTTAAAATAATCTTTAATAACTTTTCGATATCTCTGCCATACCCCGAAATCTTATTGGGTTTATTTGAAATCAACTCAGTTAGGGCATTCTTAGCGTCCGCTAAGTTTTCGCGGGTTTCGCTTTCGTCCGTATCCGCATCCGTAGCGTCAGCATCCGCAGCGTCATCAGCGTCGCCAATATATTCACACAATTCTCTTTTTTCGTTTGTGATGTAAGAGATGTCGCAAGGTTTATTCACGCAAGGTAATGTATTAAAGTCGTCTTCGAGCCGCGAAGAATAAAGCGACGAAGAAAGCGAAGCAGCCGCGTCGCGAATCGAATGGAGATATTTGTAATGGCAAAGCGTCTCTTTGTATTCTTCATATACTTCTGGGGATACGATGGGATACTCGGATTCAATCTCGCGAATCAAGGTTGTATAATCGGTATCGACGATGATAGATAGTTTGCGAAGGTTTTGAATATCAATTGGGATAGCGTTAAAGGCGGTTCGTAGTTCTCTTTCTTCTTCGCGTAGCGAGGATAGTTCTTCGTTTAGAAGCGAGATGACGTCGTCATTCACTACCGCTACCGCGGCGTCGTCCGCGTCGTTCGCGTCCGCAGCGTCGCGGAATAGCAACTTTTCATATACTTCTTTCTTACTCTGTATGACTTTTCGAAGGTCTCTGTATTTATTGATAGCCGTTTTAAAGAGATTATAGAGATGATAGATGAATTGTATATTATGGGATTTATCAATCGTCTCCAAGGTATCCTTGTAGTTTAGTGCGAGGATGTCATTATCGACATTCTGGGTAATCATAGATGTAGAAAGGAACGTCTGTATATCTCCAAAGAGTGCCTTGACTTCTGTATTACACGCACTGTCTTTTTTGAGTATCACGAGGTCTCCCGTAGCGTCATCGTGTTTATACAACACCGACGACTTGTTTGTGATTTTGAACGTTCCTTTCTTTTTACAAAAGTCTCTTTTAATGCGATAGGTGTCGCCATCAATCTTGATGTCTATAATGGTGTAGCCCTTCTCCTTATTGTGATTGATGAAACCAGCAGAGTATGTATCAAACTTACTGTTCGTAGCCCACAATGCGAGTTGCAAGATATCATAGATGGCGGATTTACCTGTTCCGTTTGCTCCTTTAATCATAAAGGTTTTCGCATCCAAATCTTTAAAATTAATGAGGCATTTATTTTCATAACACAATAAACCGCCCCATTCTAAATATTGGATTACAAAGGATTTGCGTAGGGATTGTGCGTCGTCTGCGTGATTACACAGGTTGATAATGGGTTCTAAATCCCTATTACGCTTTATACATTCGGGGTGTAAATCTTCGGGATATGCTTTGATATCGAAGAGCAGATACTCTTTGTCTTTTATTATTTTTAGTAATATCTTGTATTTGTCGTCGGTTAGGAGTTTTTTAAAATAAACGAGCAGATAGTTGGTATCTATCGCCCCGATGGGGCTTTCGTGATGTGTGGCGATGCCTTGATTCGCTACGTTCGTATTCGCTACGTTATTTAATTTCGAAACGATTTGAAAGGAAATCCCAAAGGGATTGAAGATGGTGCTTAGCGACTGATAGTTTATATTTGAAAAAGACTTTATTTCAAGCGTCTTAGGAAATAAATCGTGATGCTTTTGAACGTAGGATAGCAGTGGTTCTGTGTATTTGCCATTTGTGCGAATAAAGATACACGAAGTCTGCGAAGTCTGCGAAGTCTGCGAAGTCTGCGAAGTCTGCGAAGTTGGCGAAGTCTGCGAAGTCGGCGAAGCGGCGTCTTCAATGAGATTGATATAGCCGATATTATTATAGACGTTTATTTCTTCTGCTTCTTTCGTTTCGAGATTCCATAGCAGATACCCGTGGTCTATAATGTCTTCGCCAAAGTTTTGTTGGATGAGGCTTCCAGAATACCCGCACATCGTCTTCTTTTTATATGTGAATACTTGGCGTTTATGGATGTCGCCGAGAAGGACGTAGTCGAACTCTTGAACCCATTCTAATGGGTAAGGGTTGAACGTTTCTTCGATTGCTTTTCCATTGTATAACTTTGCGGACGCGAACGAACCGTGAAACAACGCGACGGTATGCTTAACGTCGCCACGAATGCGAGGGAACACTGGCAAATCTTGTATTCTCCCGCTATTTCTATATCTATCCAGTGTTGTATCGATGCTAACAAAGGAGAAGCCGACATTGTCGATGACAAACGAGGTCGAGGTATTTAATACGATTACATTGGGGATGTCAAAGGTCGAAGAATACACGAGCGACGGCTTATCCGCGTCGCTTTGGTCGTAATCGTGATTTCCAGAGATAATATAGAGCCTACCGATGTTGGATAACGCTTGGATAAACTCGCGATATACGAAGAGTCCGTAGTTCCCGATTACATTTTTATTATGAAATATATCGCCTGTAATCACGATGACAAAGTCTTCAAAGGATAACTGTAAGTCGGCGATGCGTCGCGTGATGGATACGATAGTTTCCTTAAATACGCTACGATACTCTTCGTATCGCGAGTATAGATTATCGCCATTACGGATATGTAAATCGGACAGATGGAAAATGCGAGTGAGCGGCATAGGTGATTTATTGTAAGAGTAAGGGATAAGGCTTATGTAATCATTTTTTTAATAAGATTTAACCCTTTGTTTATCATAGTGATTCCCAATTTCTATATAGTGTTTTTTATGTTAATAATTATTAGATAGGATGGGAGGGACAACCTCGAAAAATCTATTGGATAATTTTTCAGTATTAGAAAAAGAGATAAATAAACAAAGCGGTTTATTGAATTTTTTAAAGCAATATAGCCAATATACTTGTTTAAAAGGTATAATTGAGACAAATATTACGATGCATAATAACGTATCACAAGAAAATACCCTATGGATAAATTATAAATATTTGGATAATATAAAAAATATTCAATTCCCATGTATAATAAAAGAAGGATTTATACCCAAAAATAGCCTTGAATATCATAATGGAATTAAAGAGCATACAGAAGCACAAAACGTTCTGGGAGCATTGATAGAATCGACAATAAAGAGTTTTAACATCAACGAGATAACAAAATTAAGAAAAAAAACAGAAGAACTTATAAATAGAAATAATGCTTTTATAGAAAAATCCACTACTGTTGATGATATAGTAGAAGAAAAAAATAATATATTACGAGAATATAGGAAGAGTTTAGAGTATATTATAAGACAGAACAGTACGCAACTTATTGTTAAACAAGAACCTAAACAAATCAAGAAAGCAGTTTCAAAAGAAATAGAAATACTTAAAGAATTATCTATTATTCGTCGTGATTTAGACGATAATGAAGAACGTATGAATGAGATTGGATGGAAAGACCTATTTAATACAGAAGGAGAAATACTCGAAAGAGATAGATTGATAGCAAAAAAAGTTAGTTTAAACAAGCAGATAACAGAGAAGGTTGAAGAATTAAATAAGATATACCCTTTGTCAGAGAATATAACTAAATTAGAAGCAAACATAAGGAAAATAGAAGAAACGGGTTTTTCTGAACACACTAAAACTTTTTTAGATAATTACACGAAACAGAAGGAAGAAAACAAAATAGAGAAAGGTAAGAGCGAGGCTCTTCTGGAAGATTTAAAATATTATAGAATGTTTATAGACGATACATACAAAGATAATGATAAGTATAAGTATGTTGTACTAAGTATTTCAAAAACACTTGAATGTATAGAAATGAAACGGAGACCAAAAAAGTTCAATCTTGTCATAGGATACAGTAGAGAATACTTAGAAAGATATTTATATAGTGCTACAAAAATAAAGAAAATTATCGATGAAAGGATTACAAGAAACCGTTTTCTTACTACAAGAGGGGGACCAAATATAATACCAATAACCCCAATGTCGTATAATAATATTGATTATGAAATATTTAATAAGTATAAAGACAAATACGACAAAGAGATATTTGATATAGATAGAATAGAGCCGTGCTTATTGGTGATGAAAATAAAAATCTGAACAATTATATAGACAGTGATTTAATTTATGTTATCTTTTGTATCGAATACTTAACCAAAGAGTTAGGAAAAGCGGATGAGAAAAGGAAACCAATTATTAATTTGGAAATAAAAACTCTAAATGAAGACAAGGCAATAATAGAAGGGATTATACAAGGATTACAAGGATTACAAGGATTACAAGGATTACAAAAGGAAAGGGTTCTTGACGAAAATACAATCCTTGCCTATTATAATACATTACCACTCATCCACAAAGAGATATTTAAGAAATACTTTGCGACCTATTATACAAAAATCAAGGCGTTGCTTCCAACAATGACAGGAGCAGGAGGTAAAGTCAGGAGACACGCAAAGAAAGAGATACTCGGTAAGGAGCGATGTATCTACAAGAAGGCAGGAGACCGTAAGGAATATGTAAAGCACAAGGGTAATTTAATAACCGTCAATGATTATAGGAAACTGATGAAGCGATAACACAACGGTTGAAGGAGTTTTATACATTTGGTATCCCTACGAAAGTTGTTGTAGATTTGCCAGACGACGAGTTTTCCAACCCTATCGAACGCACGGTGGATTGGGATGAAATCGATACGAATAAGGGTATCGTCGTAGAATTGTTTAAATAATGGGTAGAATATGGCATAGAATAGTTTTTATTCTCTACTATATAATAGAATAGTAGAATAGTAGAATAATGAGTAGTGGTATAACCAACAAACTTGAAGTTTTATCACAACGCATTAGAAATGGAGATAAGAAAATAAACCCTGTTGTTCCACCTAAATATATAACATACCGTATGTTATATAATGAATGCTTAGGCAAAGAGCAAATACCTCGTATTACAAAGGAAGAGAAGAAAACGCTTAAATTAAAATTTGGGAACAATACAAAATCGATTGGCGTTCAGATATTATTGAATGACAAACTATATGAATTAGAACGAGTAATATGGTGGGGCAAATGGTATGAAACCTTTTCATCGGTGAGTTCATCGGTTAAACAAGCAAAAACAGGCATAGAGAGACTATATAGTATTCTTATACCTATACGCAATGGACTATTAAGTTTTATGCGAAAGGATAAAAAATATACAGCAGAAGATTTTGAAGACTGGACTAAAACCGTTATAATTTATGATATAAATGATGTAATCTATGCGAACGAAAAGACAAGGACAAGAGAGTGGTTTATTCAACAAGCACAAACAGGAGGTGATAGTGATTTTATAAAAGCAAAGAAAAACCTGATTATAGAAATTATGAAAATTAATAATAATACAAAAGGGGCTTTTATAGAATTAGTTATACAGAAGGATTATATTCTAAAATTGGCAGAGAACTGTCTTAAAATGCGAAATGTTAAATCAAAAACAACTGATAATAAAAAAAAGGAGCACGTGAAACAAAAGACGCCTTATTATATAGCACAAATGGTACAACAACTTGTGAATGATATAGAGGTTATCCAAGCAGTGTTAGTTAAGCAACAACAATTAGTAGAACTGAGTCCTAAGGCAGAGTTTCAGAAGCAACAACAATTAGTAGCACTGAGTCGTCATGCACAATTAGATGCATTGAGACTACGAGCAAAAACAAACACAGACCCACGGAGACATAAGCAATTAAAAGAGGTACAAGCACACCAAAAAGAATATAGACAGAGGTTGCAATTACAAGCACAGATGCGACAGGCACAAGCGCAAGAAGCATATATGCGACAAGCACAAGCGGCACAAGAAGCACAGATGCGACAGGCACAAGCGGAAGCACATGCACAAGCACAAGCGGAAGCATCGAGACAAGGAGCAGAATATGACTTAGATAGACAGAGATATTATCAAGAACAGCGGGGTATAAGAACAGGCGAACGTGGTTTTGGATATAAACCCTTTGGTTTTATAAGAAAGCCTATTATAAACCCTTTAAAACCCACGCGACCTCAACAATCAGCAAAAAAGCCAAATGCTCCAAACATCGGCGAAAATGATTTGAGGGATATATTGGAAAAAGCATTCAAAGCACACGAAGAACAAGTGGAACGTGAAGCACAAGCAGAACGTGAAGCACAAGCAGAACGTGAAGCACAAGCAGAACGTGAAGCAAAAGCAGAACGTGAAGCACAAGCAGAACGTGAAGCAAAAGCACAAGCACAAGCACCAAAATCGAAATCGAAATCGAAATCGCCACCAAAATCAAAATCTCAATCACCACCCAAAGCGGCACCAGCAACACCGCAACCAGCACCGCAACCAGCACCGCAACCAGCACCAGCACAACAACCAAAATCGCCACCAAAAGCGACACCAGCACCAGTACCAGTACCACAGACACCAATCTTTGCGTCACAGGATGATTTAAACTTAGGTTCTCTTGAAATATGGGATGCTATTTCATCAAACACGCAATTAAAGTGGGATAATTATACAGGAATAAAAGGTATTGTAGGTAATAATGATAATATAGTAGCGAGTGTTATGTTATTTTTATATTTACGAGACAATTATACGCCGGAAATGACAAAAGCAAACTTGCTAAATAAGCATTTCGGGTATTCGGATTCGGATTCGAATTATAATGCTCTTATAACAGGATTGAAAAAAGATGTATTTAATACTACATTAGCGACGCGTTCGATAGGAGACGAATTTTTCAAAATAAAGGACGATGGTTCTAAGGTAAATAGTATATCAAGGATGACACAATTAGGACAACGTCTAAATCGCGTATTTTTCTTTCTTGCGAGATATCATAAATGTTCGAATTATTTTGGATACAAGCGAACAAGAGGCGAAGGATACGACTATGCGAACGAGATTGGACTTACAGATGAAGATTTTAAGGGCATTATGGAACAATCAGGAGATGATATTCCATCTGAAATTACAAAATTACACAGGAAAATAATCGTGAAAATACATCCGAACCGAATGGCTTCTTCTGCTCCTGTCATTAAAATATATAATGTTGAACGTTTAGATGGAACTGTCGTTCAAAGAGAGACGCAAGAGACGGTGCGAGATGATAGTGGGTATTCATATAGTAGGTATAATGATATGTATAATAATTTTAGAAAGTGGTATGCGAATTTTAAAAAGAACCCAGCATATCTAAAAGAAGAAAGAAAATACTTTCTACCAGTGAATAACACAGTTGATTGGAAAGATTATGAAGAAAGGACACTTAACCCTATCAGATACAAAGAATGGTTTGATTTATAAAATCAAAAGATTATTGGTTTTTAGATTAACACAATTACGCTTCGATTTGTCCCGTTCCGTTAATTGGCATATCTAAAAAATGACTCGGTATATACAGAGAACAACGCAAAGGCATCGCAAAGGCATCGCGATGGTAATACAAAACTCATGCGAATCCTACGGACGCCACGAACTCAATCGTTATGTGTGCAACGGTTCGCGACGCAAAAGACGAATGTCTGCCATTCGAGCAAACAAGGCTGTATTGGTAGCCAAACAAAAAAAACTCTTGAAAGTAAAGAAGATGACGTCGCTATCGTCGCTATCGCAACTTACGCAACCGTCGCTCACGCAACTTACGCCGCTCACGCAACCAAAGTATGTGATTGATATGTCGCTTATCACCGAGATTTTATTTTCTAACGAAGAATCGTTTAATGATACAATCGATACGCAAACCGCTATGATGATAAGGTGTGTTTGTAAAAACGCGAAATTAAACAAGCATTTACAAAGGAAACGTGATGTATATAAGGCAGATGACCTTTATAATAACTTATCGGATATGATTGGTAGTTTCATAATGAGTAAAAGGGTACATTTGAGTTGTAGTAGATACGATACACAGGGAAAGGATACACCAGTTATATCGAATACTGTTCTTGAAACGTTGGCAATCGAGGTTGTCAAGGAGAATGAGCGGGTTAAGGATGCGTTTAGAGAACTTGTGGTTATACGTTATAAACATTCAAAAACCAACTATGAGAAGTCGAGTGTATATAAGGCAGGGTATCACGATTATTGCGTCCAATATAGGAGTGCGATAGAATATTTTGGATACGACTGTAAGGAACTGTAAGGAACTGTAAGGAACTGTAAGGAACTGTAAGGTATTTCTTTGTATATTTTTATTTTTTTATTATATTATAATAGAGTTTTATAATGAGAGGTGGTATATCGTCATTGTCAGAGATACAAAAGGCGAAGACTAAGCCGATGGCGAAGACTGAACAGATGGCGAAGCCGATGAACTGGATGTCATTGATTGGGACGCCAAAACCGAAGGCGAAGCCGATGCACGGGATGTCGTTAAATGATATTAAAGAACTGATGTCAAGACAATATAAAACAAGTAAGGAATTATTGGATTTGTCGAATCTCTTGAATAATGTAGAGAATAGGGAGAAGATAAGGAATGGAAGGGAGATAACTGTATTATATGAAGGAAAGAAAAGAAAGATAAGCCCTAATAAACCACCATCGTTTATAACGTATGAAATGTTATTGAATGAAAACTTAGAAGAGGACGATGTTGGCGAACAGATTGAACTTACTAAAAAGAGAAAGAATATGTTAAGGATAAAATGGTGGAACGCTTGGTATAAAATAATTACTGGATATTATAGACGCGAGGAAAAACAACAGGGCGGTGGGTTTGATTTTGAAAGTAAAAAGGCTAATATAATTAAACAATTAATTAAAAGAATAAAGGAAGGTACTATTACAGATGCGAATGTTCGGAAACGGGCAGAAGACTTTCTTCAATTACGAAATGTTAAAATGCTTAAACCTGTGAATACAACCCTACCAGCACAAAAAAGGAAGATAGTTAAGGAGGTGAATGAAGATACTATGGATATGGATGATTTTAATGAAATTATGACAGAGACAAAAGCACGAAGACGAACAGAAGCAAATGTTCGAAAAACCCGAATCAAAATGCTAAGGAAGCAAAATAGGGTAAAGATAACAGATGAAGACAAGAAGGGTTATATAGATGAACTTGTTAATAATGAAGAGGTTATAAAGGCGTTAGAAGCACGAAGACCTGTTCCACAAGTTCCACAAGCCCGTCCGCGAACTCCATCTGTTCCACAAGTTCCAAAAGCCCGTCCGCGAAATCAATCAGCCCCTACACCAAACACGTTTGTCCGCCCACAAGCCCGTCCGCGAAATCAATCAGCCCCTACGCCACCGCGAACTTCATCATCTTCTACGCGAGTTTCGCCAGTTCCACAAGTTCTACAAGCCCGTCAGCGAAAATCACCAGTTCCTATACCGTCAAATGAACAAATAGATGACGATTTAATACGAATAAAAGACCAAGTATTAAGTACAGCCGACAATAGTCAGCAACAATATGGGGAAACAGTCCGTCAAAGGTTTGAGGTGGCTTTTTCCATTGCTAATTTATCTCAGAGAGCGAGGATGAATATAAAGAACTCTTATGTGAAAAAAATAATAGTTGGTAATTTAGCGGATTATAATGGTGAGCCAAGAGAAATGAAATATACGAATGGTACTGTTGAACTTTTTAAAATAACAGATAACCTACATTTATACGGTATGCAACTACTGCCTCAATTCGATAGAATCAAACTTTTACATTCGATGTTGCATTTAATAGAAACCAGAAAAATATATTCGATTGTTGATTTACACGACTGTAAATCGACAAATGTAGATACACCAGATATCGCATATAGTATAGGATGTAATCCTTATGATATGTCATGCTCCGAAGATGTATATAATATGGTTATGGATGCTATCGAACCAAGTAAGCCTAAGCGATATCATAGAATAACAAATTATTTTGATATGTCGCCGGGCTTCCCTTCTGCGTGGGATAAAATATCGAAAATAGAGAGGACTGTCGATGCCAACAATAGCGTAACAGTCCATTGTTTAGCGGGTAAAGGGAGAACAGGGAGCGTTCTACTTTATTTATTCTTACGGGATAGTATGCCTGATGAGGCGATAATAAGGAGGTTAGGATTGCCACATTTTGGATTCAACGATATAAGTGAGTTTATATATCATGTCAAGGACTCGTTATTCAACGACCCGACAACGAGTGCTTATCAAACATATAAGGATGCTTCATCACGTGAGATATTCAGGGTAGGGTTTGAGTTATCGATGTGCGGATTAACGTCGAGTATCTTATTAAGACAGCGATTAAATCGAGTATATTATTTTCTTGCGAGGGAGAAAGGAGTAAATATATTTTATAATTACG